GTTCCTGCGTTGCCATTGTAGTGGGCGTATATCGCCTACGTCGTGTCCCACCTCTTCCAATAGGTTGTTGTCTAGCCGGAGTTCTTCCTCTTCTTCTTCCAATCATTACTTCATTGCCTTTCCGAATCCACGCATTGCTACTCCGCAACCACGAGGTTTACTTGATACACTACCACCTTTTCTTTTATTTACTGTTTTACCACCAGAAGCTTTTCTTGATGCTTTAGCAGCTGCTAATTTTTTTCTTTGTTGTGCCATGCCTTTATCTGAAAGGTCTTCCCCTATACGGCTACGAGCCTTAAAATTTTTAAGCATTGCATTTCTTTGATTGGTAGTCATATTGTCATATTTGCTTTTTGATACTTCAAATACTTCACCAGTTTGTTCATCTACAAAAGAAATCTTTGTTGGTTTTTCTGTTTTCTTTACTCCAGCTAAAGTTACAGGTTTACCCTTTCGCTGTGTTTGAGATTGTTTTATACGCCGACTTTGTTCAGCCTTCCTGTCTTGCTCTCTCATTTTTGATAAAGTTTTTTTAGCTTTATCTCTTTGAGATTTTGGCAAATCTTTATCATTAATTATACGTTGGAGCTTTGCTTTTGCTGCTGCTCTTGCTCTGCTGCCCTTTGTTTGTTGAAGTTTTAAAAAATTAAATTCATCTCTAGGTGCAGTAACTTTTGTTCTTTTATCAATAATGTCTTGGTCTAACTGTCTAGCTACGTCTACAGAGCCTCCCGTATCTGGAGATTTTCTTGCTCCCTCTGCTTCATAAGACTTTTTTTTATCAGGCTCTGGTTTTCTTTTTCTTTTAGATTTAACCGCCCTTTTTAAAAGTTTTTTTGCTACTGTTGTTGTCGCCATTAGTTTATTCCTCCAATGGTATTGTCACCGCCTGCTGGGGAAGCAGGAGCTTCCATATCATCACGGCGTGTTCTTCTTGCTTGGTTTCTAAGTAATCCTACTGCATCTTGATATTTTTGTTCGTATATTTGTGTAACGCTATAGTTTTTCATAAAGTCAAGTGCTTCTACCATACAGCCATAAAACAAAGCATCATAGCAGAAGTCAGTAAAATAATTTGTATCATTAATGCTTGTTAGTGTTGTAGGTCGAGAGACATATACAAGTTCCCCGCTGTAAGTAGCACTTGCAGTAGGAGCAAAAATGACATTGGTGTTTGTTCGTTTTGCATAATATTTAGGAGTTCCTGTGCTGGCACTGACAGGCCAATAGTCATTTATAAATTCGTCTGTGCGCTGCAATAAATTAATTTTAGTTCCACTATCTTTTATGTGTATATTCTTAACTGTTCTAGTATTAGAAGGAAGTGTTAAAATATTTTCATTTGCAGTAAGCGTAATACTTGTAGTTGTTACAAGACCATAATCATCTAGAGACTTTGTAAGCCGTTCTTCAACACGGTTTATCATCTTCGGAATATATGCCGAAAACTCTGTGCTGTCATTTTCAGTAGCAGCTACAATATCGTCTACAAGATAAGAATAATTAGCCATAATAAATTGTCGTTGAGATAGTGCTTGCAGCAGAAACAATTACATTGCCTGCCATGCGAATACCATTATCAGGAAGTTCGTTATACAAACTACCATTTACTTGAAACCTAGCTCTACCACCAATTGTATTTCCAAACGGGTCAGTGCTTGTGCCAGTAATAATTACATTGCCTGTACCCACACAATTAATAGCACGAACACGTGTATCTGTTACCGTTACACTTGTAAGGGAATCTACGAATGTTCCTGTACCAGAAACAAATGCAGTTCTAATATTTGTTGCCATTTGTTGCTCCTATAAAAATGCGAATACATATATTATACTAAAAAAGGGCGTAGGATACAACTCCCACGCCCTTTAAAGTTTTAGGTTATTACCCTAGCTTATGCGCCAGCGTTACCGAAGTAGCCACGCCAGTCACTGAAACCAAAGCTATAACGCTCACGAGCCTTAAAGCGAAGGTTGCCAGTGTCGAAGTCCGGCTCCATTTTAGTCTGAAGCGGCGAACGTACGAACATTTTCGCACCATTCGGCACATCAGTTTTAATGAAGAAGGCATTCGTGTCTGTAAAGCGACGGTTTACATAGAAACCATTCGGGACAAGACCCTGATTGCGGATACTGTTGATGTCATTCACATTCGTAACACCAGTCGTGCTGTTAGTAGCAGTCGTGGTAGACAGTGTGCTGTTCAGAATCTGGTCAGCAATAAAGGCTGAATCAGACGGGATGTGCAGGCTTTCAGCTTGCGCACCAATCAGAATGCCACGGTCGTCTTTGATTTTCGAGATGGAAATCAATGCAGTTTCCAGCGAAGCTTCCGACAGGTCGGCAGCAGACAGCAGGTTGCTTTGGTTCCCAGCACCAATCGTCGGGTGAGATGCAGAGAAGAACGGCTGGCCGTCACCACCTGCAAAGCTTGAATTAAAGCCGTTGTTGAAGACATCAGCAGCTTTAACCTGTTTGGTGTTTGCCATAGCACGAGCCAAACCTTTGGCACGCAACTTGGCGAAAGTGTCATAGAGGTTGTCTTCCATAGCTTCCTCTGTAACGGCAAAGCCAAGGGCTACCGTCTCGTGTGTGTAACGAGAGGTGTAGCTTTCTTGTGCATCGTCGTAAGATACAGCAGCACCTTCACCTTTAACCGGTGCAGTGCCAAAGCCAGTGAAGAGAACTTCTTCTTCAAATGCACGGTCTGAATTTTCAACTTCAAACAACGGTGCATGTTCGTCAGCAACTTCCCCATACTCAAGGCCGAATACGGCGTTAAGACCAGGGAGAAGCTCTTTTGCAATACTTGCTCTATTAATAGCCATTATTATTTATCTCCCTTAGTTAGTAGTTGTTACAACAGCTGAAGTTACAACATTCTGATAGTCAGTAGCATCGTAGTTAAATGCAACTTCGACTTTCGGGAATGCGTCGCCAACAGCATTGCCAGGCTCGTCAACAACAGCGATAACACGGAAAATGCCAGTTGTGGCTTTACCTGTGCCACCTGCAGAAGTCGTAGCAACAATGTTTGACTTACCAGTAAAGGTAGAGCCACCAGCGATTGCACTTGCTTCTACGTTGCGGCCAACGATACCGGCAGCAACAGAGGTGTTAACAGCGACAATGTAAGTTTGATTAGGATTGTCATTTACCAAACCAACGATGTCTGTAGCAGATACGCCAGAATAGTAAGATTTAAATTTTTGTTCCCCGTTTTCTACATAGCGGCAACCTTGGAAAGTACCGACAGGCACTTCAGTTGTCGTTACGCACGGTGTAAGCGTACCAGAGGCAATGCGAACCGGAGTACCGGTGTACATTGCAGTAGCACCTGAAGCAATTGGATATTCGTTCAGGCCATTACTATTGGGCGCAGCACCACGAACACGGGAAGGCTGAAGTCCAGTGACTTTAGTAGTAGACATATTTTTCTCCTTCAGTGTCTAAGTTGTGTAACCAGACTTCGCCGCCCTTTTAGTCGAAAGAAGGGGTGCGACCCTTGGTTACATTTGTTTTGCTTGCGTTTTGAATCGGCATTCTGCGGTCAGAAGCATTCTCAAGTTGTGAGTTTACTGCGTCTACCATTTCTGCAGAACGATTTTCAAAATATCTTTGTCGGGCTTCTGCACGACCTATTGGCATTTTTGCAAGTGCCAAGTCGCCACGACAAACAGTACCTTTATAACGTCCTTCTTCTTTAATTGCAGAAGAGTGCGCTAGTTCAGGCACTTCCTCAAGAGAAACAAATTCCCAGCCTTCGGCTTGTCTCTTACCCACATTCGTATAGTCATCACCACCTTTTACAGTTGTACGCAACCAGCGAAGTTTCATTCCTTGGTCAGCAAACCTATCGGTTACAGATTGTGGAATATCCAAAAGATTTGGTTCTGTGTATTCGTATGTTTCGGTTTCTCTTGTTTCCAGTTCACGACTCTGGGTGCTACGTGTAGTGTTACGTGCCATTATGTATATCCTTTCGCAACTATCGGTTGATTGTAGT